TAGCTTTAAAAGGAGGTCTTTTGTTAAGGCTTGCCTGTTAATGTTTGCAAATCCAGACTACAAGCACAGCTTAATGTTGAAGAAGATGGCATACCAATCGAGCAACTTGTTAGATTGCATTAACACACAGCAATATTTGAGGGCGATGGAAAGAATATACAACTTTAAGACTTCACCAGAAGATAAGATAAGATTATATTAACAGCGTACATTGGGGGAAGAAATGAATGTTTCATTAATAGCATCAAGCGTAAGACCGCAACTGTATGAAAGTTTTTTTAAATCACTGGAAGGCACAAGCTGTTCTTACGAGGTTGTCTTTGCAGGGAATTGCACAGAGGAAGAAATCGTTTTTAATTTCCCATTAGCCAGAGGAAAATATATTCATACTAAAAATATAAAACCTTGTCAATGCTACGATTTAGCGCGCAGAAACGCAATAGGCGAGGTAATAGTTTGGACAGCAGATGATGCAGAAGTAAAAGGGGATATATTATCGAAAGCATATTCTTATTGGAAAAAACAAAATAATAAAAAATTAATACTATCATTACAAACAAGGGAGTTTTATTTAGACGGAGGAGATGGATTTTGCGATATGAAGAAACATGCATTTCATGGTGGTGATGCAGATACACCTTTGATGGCTCCGCTTGCGATGATAAGCAGGGAGTATTTGCAAGAGTTGGGGGGATTTGACAGAAGATTTATATGTGGACAGATGGAAAATTTATGTGTTATGATGGCATATCAAGACGGGGCTAAGGTAGAAATCTTTGGCGACAGGGAATCATATATTGAAATAGACCATATCAATAAATCAAAGGAGTGTGGGGAGAGTAAAAACCACAAAGAGTTTCTTAATAGACCATTCGCCAGAGGGTATGAACACGATAGGAAAATATTGGAATCAGTATGTAAGTATGAAAACAACAAAATAGAGGTTTTGAATTTTGAACCTTACGAAGAAAAAGATATCAAAATAAAAAGCCAATCACATAAAGGAGAATGGGAATGAGTTTCAGGCGCATAAAACTTACACAAGGAAAGCACACTATTATTGACAGCGAGGATTACGAAAGAGTAATGAAAAGAAAATGGTGTTATATGAAGAACGCTAGAGGGTATGGAAGGGCAGTTTCAAGAAATCCAGAAACAAAGAAGAACGACTACTTACATAGGTTTATTCTTAACCTCGAAAGATATGATGGAAATTTTGTGGATCATAAAAATTTAAATCCATTAGATAATAGAAAATGCAACGTCAGAGTAACAACAACAGCAGGGAATCAAAGAAACCAACGTAAGAGAAAAGGAAAATACTCAAGCAAATACAAAGGGGTTTGGTTTCATAAGACAACTAAGAAATGGCGGTCAGAGATAAAGTTTAACTATAAGAAAATTTATATTGGTACATTCTCGAACGAGAAAGAAGCAGGAAGGGCTTACAATAAGAAAGCCATTGAACTACACAATGAATTTGCACATCTTAACAAAATATAACAAAGGTCGGTGGGAATGAATCCCTGCATCAAATGTGGTTGTGATTGTGTTCGGCATTACAAGCGGAAAGACGGAACGGAACGCAGAGAGTGTCGCAAGTGTACCATCGAGAATGTGTTAGGCGCGAGAGAACGAAGGTATGCAACTGACAGGGATGCGGAACGAGAGAAAGCAACAAAACAAATGAGAGCATGGCGGTTGAAGAACAAAAAGAAAGAGATCGAAACACGAAGAAAACGAAGGTTCAGAGGTTATATTTAATGGGTATGAAATCCAGAGCAAACTTCGGAACGAATCTAAACAAGTGCATGGATAAGTGCAAATGCTTATTATGCCAAAGACAAAGGAGAACACATGAAAAAAGTATTAATCGCAGTAGCACTAATGGTAATGGTCGCAACGACAGCACACGCAAAGAAACTTGAGGATGTAACACTTCAAGGAACAGCAGACACCGTCGAGAATGTTATCGCAGGATCGCCTGCAACAATCGGCAGAGTTATTGGTAAGACAATCGTTATCGTTGGTAAGGTCATCAAGTTCCCATTCCAACAGCTAGAAGGGTTCGCAGATCAAGGTGAAGAATGAGGACAGCACTCTTAATAACTGCTTTTCTTTTGGTTGGTTGCAGTTCAACAAAGCCAAGAATACACCAGAAGAAGTTCAGGGAGTCGCAAGGCATGGAAAGATGCGATGCGCATCAGACTGAATTAAATGGCACGACATACACTCGATGCTATGACAAGAATGGCAAAGAAACATAGGCGGTCTAGTCAACTGCTTGGTTAAACACTAACTTAATAGAAAGTGTTTCTCCCTAAAAAAGATGGTGGGGTGGGGAGCGATCCCTGCTCCGCTTAAACGCTATGATAAGAAAGAACCAAGTCACATCAACACCAAGATTCCTGTTGAATAGGATGTATGCATCGCAAGAGGAAATCTTTCTAAAAAGAAAATGCATCAAGACCAAAGAGGAAGGTCGGGTGTGTGTGTTTGAGAAATGCGCCAACAAACTTAGTGTATATAATTACTCAGATACCTGCTTTGCGTGTCAATATAATATGTGGTGGGGATTAATCAACAGGGGGATTGTTGGATGACAAATCTAGAAAGAGAATTACAAGTCTTTGATGCGTTATCAAACGCAGTTGAAAGAAGCTGTCGAGAGTATGACATCACCTATGCACAGATGTTTGGTATTTTAAAGATGGTCGAACATGACTTGATGAAAGCATGGCAGGAACAAGAGGAGTAAAATACATCGTATAGTGATTGACACAAATTAATAAGTTTGATATATTTAGTTTAGTCAAGAAGTTTCCTAAAGACAGTCTTAATTCTGCGCAGAGAGTTAGGGCTGTTTTTTTATATTCAACAAGTGAGGTTATCATGGCTAGACCAAAGATTGATGTTGATGAACAGCAAGTGTTCAAACTCGCCAAATTACATTGTTCCAATATAGACATTGCAGAATTTACAGGTATCAGCACAGATACTCTTACGCGTCGTTTTGCAAAGATTCTATCAAAAGGGCGACAGATGGGAAAAATCAACCTTAGACGAGCGCAATTCAAGACAGCGTTTAAAGGAAATCCAACGCTATTAGTGTGGTTAGGGAAGCAATGTTTAGGGCAAAAAGATATGATCGAAGTTGTTAGTAAAGACTTGATTGAAGAAGAAATTGAGTTTGTGGGTATGCCTAAAGGTAAAGTCAACGGACGATATAAAAGGTTTTATAACTAATGATGCAACTCAAGAAGTATAAACCGCATGAAGGGCAATTAGCATTTCATCACTCTATTCAGAACCTACATAGATTTGTGCTTATGCTCTGTGGCATTCGTGGTGGCAAGACATATTGCGGTGCAAGAGAAGCGTTAAAGCAGGCATGGAATAGTAAGCGTGATATAGACATCCCTTATGGCATCATAGCACCAACATATCATATGCTTGATCGTACTACATGGAGAGAATTTAAGTCTGCCAGTAAACCATTGATTGAGTCTGAAAACGACACAAAGAAGATCATTCGATTAAAAAACGGACGAGAAGTCTTTGGTTTCTCGGCAGACAACTTTGACAAGATCAGGAACGTAACATTGATGGGGTTTTGGGGTGACGAGTGTCGCGAGTGGAAAGATTTTGCGGGCTGTTGGGATGTATTACTTGGTCGGGTATTGAGTACAGAGGGCAAGGGGATTGTAACATCTTCCCCTAATTCTTTTGATGATATGTATGACATATTCTTAGCGCAGAAGGACAAAGATTATGGTGTTGTTCGGTTCAGCACATATGAGAACACAACAATCCCATCATCAAGCATTGATTCGTTATTGGCGCGGTACGATAAGAAGTTTGGAGAGCAAGAGTTATTAGGTAAGATCGTTGCCTTTTCTGGATCAGTCTATTACTGTTTTGATCGAACAAAGAACGCAGGTGATTACGCATTTAAGGTTGCAAACTACAATCCTTTTAAAGACATCAATCTTGATTGTGATTTCAATGTCAATCCGATGGCATGGGTTCTGACACAGTACGGAGTTAATCCACAGACAGGCTTGAAGGAAGTATATGTTATTGACGAAATATATCTGCCTAACTCAAACACAATGGAAGCGTGTAGAGAGTTTAAGAATCGTTATCCTAATCACAGAGCAGGGGTTGTTTTATATGGAGATGCCACAGGTAAAGCGCGAAGCAGTAATTCAAACGTAACGAATTGGCAGATCATCGAGAATGAACTATTGATGTATGCGCCTATCAACAAAGTGCCAATGTCTAATCCTGCGGAGAAAGATCGAGTTAATGCGATGAACAGCATGATATGTAACGGATTGGATCAGAGGCGATTATTCGTTAATCCTAAATGCACTAAGGTGATTGGTGATTTGGAGCAGGTCAGCTATAAGAAGGGATCAGTTCAGATCGATAAAAGCAACTTAAAACTAACGCATATATCAGATGCTTTGGGGTATGAAATAGAATCAGAATTTGGATTAGATGATACTCGTATTCATGGATTAAAAATTTAAGGGGTTAGAATGGTAAATATTAAACAGTTAGTTGAGAAACCGCATGAGATATACCGAAACTACTTTAAGTATTGGAGCTTCCTTTTAGAGAGTTATGAAGGCGGTGTTGATTATACTAAGTCATCTGTCACAGGAAACAATACAACAACAAGCACATTAGAAGTCTTGGTTAATGGAAAAGCTGTTCCACGTGGAACACAGGCGAACCTATTCAAGCATAAGAAGGAGCGCGAAGAAGATTTCACTAATCGGATTGATATGTCTTACTTTTATAACTTCAACGCACCGATCATTGACATCTATACAGAGCATTTATTCAAGCAACCTGTCATTGAAGATTATGCAAACATCCAAAGCATAGTTGATAGCAGACTTGAGAATGTGGATCGCATGGGTAGTTCAATGGATGAATTTCGCAAGGAAGTAGGAGAGAATGCGCAGATATACGGACATTGCTTTGTTGTGGTTGATATGCCAATGGAAATTGGAGAGGTAAGTCTTGAGCAAAGACAGCAGACAGATCGCTTTCCTTATTTCGTTATATACTCACCAGATAAGGTGATTAATTGGTCACTCGATCAGTTCGGTAAGGCGCATTGGGTGTTGCTGTGTGATAGGCAAGATTCTAATGTTGATCCGTTCAATTACGATCCAGAGAATAAGGTCGATACAACATATCGATTATGGACAAGAACAGAATGGGTTGTTTATGGTTCAGACTTTGAAGAAGTGGACCGCGGTGTCAATCCAACAGGTGAAGTTCCTATTGTATGTGTTAAGGACAAAGCAAGCAAGAAAGTTAAGAATTTCTTAGGGATTAGTGCATTAGCGGATATTGCATTTATCTCAAGAGATATCTTTAACTTATCAAGTGAGTTGCAAGAGTTAATACGAAACCAGACCTTCGCATTCTTAGCATTAAATGGTAAGGCGACAGACTATTCAGAGGCAACAATCGGAACAAATCGAGGATTGATATATCCGCATGGATTTAACGCGCCTGTGTATGTATCTCCACCACCTGCGAATGCTGATATTATTATGAGCCAAATCAATAATCAGATATCACAGATTTACAGCTTGGCTAAGTTAGAGGGCGGATCAGGACAGTTCAAAGGACAGAACGCAGTCGCGCAATCAGGGGTGGGCAAGGCATGGGATTTCAATCAGACCAATTCCAGCTTAACGAAGAAAGCAAGCAATCTTGAAGATGCAGAGATTAAGATGTGGCAGTTATTCGCCAAGTGGGAAGGCAAAGAGTTTGAAGGTAGCATTGAATATTCAAGAGAGTTTGATGTAACAAGTCTTATGGATGATTTGGCAGAAGCGCAAGAGTTAGCCAAATTAAACTTGGGCGACATGGTGAACAAAGAAGTAAACAAAGCAATCATTCAAAAGAAGTTTCCTAGAAAACCTGATGCTGATATCGATTTATTGGTGAAGGACATGGAGATCGCACCAAAGCCACAGGACAAACAACCTAGTCTTTTCAATAGATTGGGGCTAAAACCAACCACAAAAAGTGGGGAACAAACCTAATGGGGGAAGAATTAATGAAAATTCTAAGCGTGGTATTTCAAGGAGCAGTAGCTAATCTCGGTATGTTGAGAATATTGAGTTATAAGAACAACAGAGGGGAAGTGGGAGATCTAACACCGCCGGTTGAGCCAAAACCAGAAGCTAATATCACTCAAGAACATCTGAACAATGTTGTGTCCAATGTTAAGCGCGAGTTAATGAAGAAATACGAAGCTGAACCTAATCGGATCAAGGATCTAGAAGAACAGCTTAGTGGTTACAAGAGAAAAGAAGAAGCGCTTACGCAATCCAAATTGGAAGAACAAAAAGAGTATGAGAAACTTAAAGAATCATTTCAAACAAAAGAAAATGAGTATAAGAATTTAATAAGTCAGCGTGAAGTTGAAGTTAATGATATGAAGATCGGAACAGCATTGACTTCTGCAATCATTGAGAATAATGCTCATGCTGACACAGCACAACTAATCAAATCTCAAGCGTTTCTTAATGACAAAGGTGAAGTCGTTATTAAGATCAAAGATGCTAACGGATTCGAGAATGAACTTTCTGTTAAAGAAGGGGTAGCACAATTCCTTAAAGACCGACCTTATCTTGTTAAAGCAGGCGGGGGAAGTGGCTCGGGAACACCACCATCAGGCGCAGGGGTGCCTATTGTGGGAAATACTGATCCTTTTGCAGATGGTAGAGAGTTACAAGAAGCAATGAGGATTGGTGATCGTAAGAAAGTTGTTGAGATCAAAGCGCGTATCGCCTCGAAGAAAGCTCAACAGCCAAACCAATTCATAAATTAGGAGTTACAATGAAAAATAAATTCTTTAGATCGTTCGTAAAAAAACTATCTGACAAGCGAGGTTTCGCAGGAGAATCTACAACTACAACACTAGCAGAAGCAATCCCAACAATCGTTGAATCAGCATTGTTAGAATTAGATGATGGAGATATTATCCGTCCTTTAGTTCGTAACATTCAATTCGGTGGCACAGGGGTTGTTCATCAAACACCATTCATCACTCGATTAACAGCAGAAACAGAGACTGATCTTGCAAACCAAGCATTAGATTCTGGTGGTTCAGACGAAACAAGTCCTAGTTCTGCAACAGTTGGCGAGCATGGTGCAACAGTATTAATTAAAGACTTAGCTCGAATGGGTTCAGTAACGGACATCGCAAGCGCATCAGGTCAGTTGATCGGACAATCTTTAGTTGTACGTCGTGAAACTGATTTAGCAGCTTTATTCGCATCGTT